CTCTTGTTTTCCTAACCGTAATCGAAAAATGGTGCCTGAATGGCGCGCAAATCGGCCGCATCGCTAGCAGTAGCGCGGCCAGCCCCCGGCGTGGCCGTTCGGCTGCAGGCGCCTCTGCACATCAGCGAGGCCGAGGCGTCAGTCTGGGCGCAGGCGGTCAACGACCAGCCTGCCGACGCCTTCACCGATGTGCACGCGCCGCTTCTGGAACTGTACTGCCGACACGTCGTGCAGTCGCGCATCCTGGCCGACGAGCTGGCGCACTTCGAACGCGCGTGGCTGGCTGACGACGAGGGTCTGAAGCGTTATGACCGCCTGCTGGCCATGTCCGAGCGCGAAGGCCGCGCTGCATCGTCGCTGGCCACCCGGCTGCGCATCACCCGCCAGGCCGTGCACCAGCTCACGACAGCGCGCCAGATCGCCAACGCGCCGAAGTCCACGAAGCCGTGGGAGCTGGCCACGCGATGAAAGCTGGACTGCGCAACATCGCATGGATCGAGGCGTTCTGCCGCATCCCCGAAGGCAAGTTCGTCGGCCGCCCGGTCAAGCTCTGCGCGTTCCAGCGCAAGGTTATCCGGGGCATCTACGATTCCCCGACGCGCCGCGCCATCATCAGCTTCGGCCGGAAGAACGCAAAGACCACCCTGAGCGCGTTCCTGCTGCTGCTGCACCTGTGCGGCCCCGAGGCCCGCGCGAACTCGCAGCTTTACAGCGCAGCGCAGTCGCGCGACCAGGCGGCCATTCTGTTCAGCCTGGCCGCCAAGGTCGTGCGGATGTCGCCCGATCTGTCCGATCACGTTGTCATCCGCGACACCGCCAAGCAGCTCCACTGCGCCGAGCTGGGCACGCTGTACCGCGCGCTGTCGGCCGACGCCTCGACCGCCTACGGCCTTTCGCCGGTTTTCACCGTGCACGACGAGCTGGGCCAGGTGCGCGGCCCGCGCAGCGAGCTGTACGAGGCCCTGGAGACCGCCTGCGCGGCGCAGGAATCCCCGCTTTCCATCATCATCAGCACACAGGCCCCGACCGATTCCGACCTGCTCTCTGTGCTGATCGACGACGCCACGACCGGAGCCGACCCGACTCAGAAGGTGTGGCTTTACACCGCGCCTCTCGACGCCGACCCGTTCAGCGTGCAGGCGATCAAGGCCGCAAACCCAGCCTTCGACGAGTTCATGAATAAGGCTGAGGTGCTTCAGAGCGCGCAGGATGCCAAACGCATGCCGAGCCGCGAGAGCAGCTATCGCAACTTGATCCTAAACCAGCGCGTCGAGGCGCGTTCCCCGTTCATCAGCCGCGCGATCTGGACGCTGAACGGTGCCGAGCCCGGCGACCTCGACGGGCGCGAAGTGTTCGGCGGGCTCGACCTATCGAGCGTGTCCGACCTGACATCCCTGGTGCTGGCCGCTGAAGATGGCGGCTCGTGGGACATCGTGCCGACGTTCTGGCTACCGGCTGACGGCCTGCCAGAGAAGTCACGCGCCGACCGGGTGCCGTATGACCTGTGGGCGCGCGATGGCTACATGCAGACGACGCCAGGCGCGTCGATTGAGTACGAATTCGTTGCCGAGTACCTGCGCGGCGTGTTCGACAGATACAACGTGCGGGCGCTCGCGTTTGATCGCTGGGGCATGAAGCACTTGAAGCCCTGGCTTGTCAAAGCCGGATTTACTGACGACGAGCTGGAACGGTTCATCGACTTCGGCCAAGGCTTTGCCAGCATGTCGCCGGCCTTGCGTGAGCTGGAGTCGCTGATCCTGTCGCACAAGCTGCGCCACGGCATGCACCCGGTGTTGACCATGTGCGCGGCGAACGCCGTCACCACATCGGACCCGGCCGGCAACCGAAAGCTGAACAAGGCCAAGGCCACTGGAAGGATCGACGGGATGGTTGCGCTTGCTATGGCGGTTGGGGTGATGCCGACTGATGCGCAAGCTGAAGGCCCCGCATTCCTGGATCTGAACACCGTATGACACTACGCGACCGCATCACCGCAGCGCTGCAGGCCCTGCGCGGCGGCGCCACGCCTGGCGTCAGCAACGCCGTGCAGGACCACCCCAACGGCACGCTGACTGCCGAGGACATGCTGAGCATGGGCATCTTCGGCGGTGGCCGCACGTTTGGCCCGGCCGTCACCGACAGCAGCGCGCTGCAGGTTGGCACTGTCTACGCCTGCCTGTCCAAGTTGGCCGGCGCCGTGTCTCAGCTGCCGTTGCATGAGTACCGCTACACACAGGACAACCGAGAGCGAATCCAGCCCAACAGCCCGCTGTGGTGGTTGCTTAACGAGTCGCCAGCACCGGCCTGGACAGCCACGGCCTGGAAGCAGTGGATCGTGCGCTGCGTCAAGCTGCGCGGCGACCAGCACACCGAGATCCTGCGCCGTGGCAGCGAGGCCGTCGGCTTCAAGGTCCACCACCCCGACTACGTTGTCACCACGCTGGAAGGTGGCCGGCTGCGCTACTCATGCCGCGACTTTGAGACCGGCCGCATCTATGGTGTCGACCAGGATGACATGCTGCACTTCACGGGCTTTGGCTTCGATGGCCTGCGCTCGATGTCGGCCATCAAGTGGGCAGCCCGCAATGCCATCGCCGCCGAGTTGGGCGCCGCGCAGTACATCGGCAAGACCATCACTGAAGGCGGCATGCCGCGTGTGGCGCTTGAGTACCCGGCCGGCCTCAGCCCTGACCAGGCCGCCGCGCTGCGTACCTCGTTCGCTGCCATCTACGGCGGCGGTGAAGGCGGCAAACTTCCCCTGGTGCTGGCCAACGGCGGCAAGGCGCACGAGTTGAGCATCAGCCCGGTTGACCTTGAGCTGCTGGCCTCGCGCCGCATGGACAAGCAAACCATCTGCGAAGTGATGGGCGTGCCGCCGATCATCATTGGCGACAGCGAGAAAACCAGCAGCTGGGGCACCGGCGTCGAGCAGATCACACTGGGCTGGGTACGCTTCGACGTGCAGCCCATGTTGGGTGGCTGGGAAGAAGAGCTCAACCGCAAGCTGTACCGCCGCGCGGGCCGCTTCCTCGAGTTCAGCCTGGCGGCCCTACTGCGCGGCGACAGCAAATCCCAAGCTGAAGCATTCCGCGCAGCCCTGGGCGGCCCTGGGACGGGCGACGGCTGGATGTCGGTCGACGAAGTGCGCGGCCTGCTCAACCTGTCACCGCTCGGTGGCGAACACACCCGGCCCTTCAGGGCCCAGCGCGGCACCTCTACACCGAAAGACCCCGCACCATGAACAAGCTGCTGCAGCTCATCCAGAACAACGCCCGCGCCGACAAGGCGCCCGGCATCCGCGCTGAGGCCGGCAAGGTCTACATCTACGACGTGATCGACCGCGACTGGGGCGCCTCGGCCAAGGCCTTGATCGATGCACTTGCGCCCCTGGCTGGCCAGGACGTCGCGCTGCACATCAACAGCCCCGGCGGTGATGTGTTCGAGGCCCGTGCCATGGTGGCCGCCGTGCGCGCCCACAGCGGCAAGGTGACCACCTACATCGACGGCCTGGCCGCCAGCGCCGCCACCTACCTGGCGCTGGCCGGCGACCAGGTGCATATCAGCGATGGCAGCCTGTTCATGGTGCACAACTCGTGGACCCTGTCGTGGGGCAACAAGCACGAGCTGCGCACCACCGCCGACTTGCTCGACAAGATCGACGGCACCATCGCCGGCGACTACGCCCGCAAGACCAACGCCAGCGCCGAGCAGATCGCCGCCTGGATGGATGCCGAGACCTGGTTCACTGCGGCCGAGGCGCAGGCTGCCGGCTTCGTTGACCAGATCGATGGCGCGGCTGATGACGGCAAAGCAGCCGACAAGGCCGCGCGCTGGAACCTCAGCGCCTACGCCAACGCCCCCAAGCCGGCCGCGCCCGACCAGGCCGCTCTGGCCGCACAGGCCGAGGCTGAGGCAGCCGACCGATTGTCCCGATTGAACCGCGGCCGCCTCGAGGCGCTGCTGCCGTCCCAGTACTGAGCGCTCTCGCGCCAGCCAGGCCGCCTTCGGGCGGCTTTTTTCATGCTCACTCGAAAGGAACATCATGAGCATTCAAGCCCTGCGGGAGCAACTCTCCCATGAACACCGCGCCGCCAAGGCTCTCCTCGACTCCAAGGGCGACCGCCCGTGGACCAAGGAAGAACAGGCAACCTTCGATGCCCACATGGACAAGGCCGACGGCATCGAGGCCCAGATCAAGGCGCACAAGCGCTTGCTGGACGCGGACGCCGAGCGCAACTTCAATGCCGCGGTGAACGACGCCAACAAAAAGGGCACCCAGAAGGGCGGCCAGTCGGGCGAGATCAGCGCGCTGGAGGCGGTGGCGATCTACCTGCGCCATGGCAGCAACGTGACGGCCGAGCAGGCCATCGCCATCCGCAACGCCATGTCGACCACCACCACCACGGAAGGCGGCCACACCGTGCCCACCGAAGTGGCTGCCATGGTTGTCGACGCGCTCAAGGCCTACGGCGGCATGCGCGCTGTGTCGCAGATCATCACCACGGCCGGCGGCAATCCGCTGAACTACCCCACCTCGGACGGCACGGCCGAAGTCGGTGAAATCGTGGCGGAAAACGCTGCCGCCTCGGGTGCCGACATCACCTTCGGTGTGGCTGCGGTCAACCCCTACAAGTACAGCTCGAAGAAGATCGCGCTGCCGTGGGAACTGATCCAGGACAGCGCCATCGACGTCGTGCAGTTCGTCACCGGCCGCCTGGCCACCCGCCTGGCGCGCATCACCAACACGCACCACACGGTCGGCACCGGCTCCGGCCAGCCGTTCGGCGTGATGGCGCGTGCGGCCACCGGCAAGACCGGCGCCACCGGCACCGCCACCAGTGCCACCTACGATGACCTGATCGACCTGATCCACTCGGTCAACAGCGCCTATCGTGGCCCCGGTGCCCGGTTCATGCTGAAGGATCTGTCGCTGGCCGTGCTGCGCAAGGTGAAAGACACCACCGGCCGGCCGATCTGGATGCCTGGCGACAACGAGGGCATCACCGGCGGCGTGCCGTCGACGCTTTGCGGCTACGGCTACGTGGTCAACGACGATGTGGCCACCATGGCAGCCAACGCCAAGTCCATCGCATTCGGCGACTTCAGCAAGTTCGTCATCCGCGACGTGGCCGACTCGATGACCATCCGCCGCTTCGACGACTCGGCCTTCGCCCTGAACGGCCAGGTTGGCTTCTGCGGATGGATGCGCACCGGCTCCAACCTGCTCGACACGGCCGCCGTCAAGGTGTTCGTCAACTCGGCAACCTGATGGACCAGGCGGGGGCTCCGGCCCCTGCCGCTTCCACCATGGCAACACGCAAACCCAAGACGGTCGACAGCGCCGGGTCAGAAGCCCGCGCGCTGGTCGATCTGCTCGAGCTCGGCATCAGCGCTGGCCAGCTGGTCAGTGCAGACGTCGAGACCATTGCG